ACCCCAATCCTGTTTTTATTAGTGAATATAATATTTCCGATCCTAGGCTTAAGGTTGTTTTTAAAATCAAAAAAAGATCCTTAATCTCTTCTGATAAGAAAAAATTTAATGAGAAAGAGGAAAGGGTCTATGCTAACCAAGCGGCTATAAAAGCAATGATATTGAATCACTCTAAAAAACCTCAAACTCTTGAACAATAAGTAGGCATAGGATGGTAAAGAAAATTGGGTAGACCGAAAAAAGATTTTGATTATGCTACTTTCGACGCGTTGATGCAATTCAGGGCCACGACGAAAGCCTTTGCTGCTGATTATTTACAGCTCTCACCTGCTACAATAGACAATAAACTCAAAGCCGATCACAATACGACTTTTGAAGTCTATCACAAAATGAAAATGGGAAGAATTTCAAATAAACTTCAAGAAAAAGCAATTCAAATGGCTCTTGCAGGTGACCGAACAATGCTCATTTTCTGTTTGAAAAACTATTCTCAATGGCAAGATAAAGTTGAAGTCGACATCACTCATCAAGTCGGTAACTTTGCAGAGTGGGCGCAAAGTGCAGCTGATGCCTATGAAAAAAGAAAAAAACAAAAAGCAATAAAAAGTAGTCAAGTTAGAAGAAAGAAAATAAAAGATGTTAACTGAAAAAGAAATTGATCTTTTTGAAAGTTATATTGAAAATCCTCCTCACTATCTTAGAGAAGCTCTAGGCGTTGAAGAAATTGAATTTTATCAAGAGAATATACTACAAGCGTTTGTTGACTATGACAGGATAGCTATCAGAGCGCCTCACTCGGTCGGAAAAACATGGCTCTTTGCAAGAGCAGCTCTTTGGTTTTTTTATTTATTTAGAGACTCAATTGTGATCACAACAGCACCGACTTACAGACAGGTAAAATCTTTGCTCTGGGGTGAGATTCGAGAAGCTTTTAAATCAGCTCCCATTAAACTCGGTGGTGAACTTTTATCAACAGAGTTAAGACTTTCTGACAAGCATTATATGATAGGCTTTAGTCCGAAAACATCAGCTGGCACCGGAGGTAAAGAACAACAAGGCTCAAGTTTCCAGGGTTTCCATAGTGAGAATATTTTAATTTTATTTGACGAGGCAACAGGGATTTCTCCTGATGTCTGGACAATGGCTGAAGGCTTAATGACATCGGGAAAAACAGTTAAGTTTGTAGCAATTGCAAACCCCACCACTAGAAACTGTGCTTTTTTCTCATGCTTTGGAGACCCAGCCTGGCATAACATACAAATTAGCTGCTTTGATTCTCCAAACTTAATTCAAAATGGTATCACTAACAAACAAGAACTTCGTGAAGAAATAGACCACCTTTCTGTGCTGAATGACTCCGAAAGAATTCATAGAATACAAGGTTATAAAAAACCAGTACCACACTTGCTTACTGCTCAATTTGTTTTGCCATACGTTATGAAGCATGGGTTTGAACATCCTTTGGTTTTGTCAAAAGTTTTTGGTGAATTTCCATTGAACGACGACGAGGTTTTAGTCCAGTATGAAGATGTTTTTGCAGCTCAACAACGCGACTTAAAACTAGATCAATCTTCAATAAGATACTTGGGCGTTGATGTTGCAAGAGGAGGTGGTGATAAATCTGTGATCACAGATATTGAAGGATGGAAGCAAGTTTCTGTCGATATTCACAACAAACGCGACTTAATGTTTATCTCAGGGCTAGTTCTTCAGAAAATAAATGAGCAGCCATTAAGGGTCACAGTGCTTACTATTGATGCAACAGGTTTAGGCTCTGGAGTTTTAGACAGGCTCTTAGAAGAGCAGCGCGCTGGTAATATTGGGATGAACATTACTATTGTCGAACTACATTTCGGGTCAACCGTGATGAACATTGGTTCGGACAAACCCAACGCCTCAAAGGCTTTGAAGGAACAAGAGAAATCAGACCGTAAACGCTACTCGAAAGTTAAAGCCAAAATGTTTGACCGCTTAGCCCTAGATCTAAAAAACAACCTAGACTTGCTACCTGAAAGTATTTATTTAGAAGAGCTGCCGACAATTAAGTATGCTATTGACGGCCAAGGTCGAATTGTTATTGAATCTAAAAAAGACTATAAATCAAGAACTAGAAAGTCGAGTCCTGATAGTAGCGACTCTTTAGCAATTGCTAATTTTGGTCGCTATGTAACAATAAGAGCAGGTACTTTTAATAATAAAGAAAAACAAGAGCCTCTAGTTAAGCAAGCGAAAAGAAAAGAAAGAAAGCTGAAAATCAAAGGGCGAGAATACTAAAGTTAAGGGGAACTAAACTTGGGTGAAGTAATTAAAAGACACGATAAACCATTAGGCGCATCGGGCACCGATGTAACTGGCCATGTTCACAACACAGAAGACCACATTGAAGTTTTACAAGGCTTCCAAGCTGCTATAATTTACGATAAAATGCGGCGCTCAGACACGCAGGTTAGGAAAATTTTAGGCGCTATAACAGCACCCATAAAATCAGCTCCTTGGTCTGTGGAACCTGCTGATGATTCGCCTAGATCTTTAGAAATTGCCAATTTAATTGAACACATCCTGTTTAAAGATTTGAATTGGTCTAAATTTATAAACGAGGCTTTAACTTTTGTTGCTCATGGGCACTCAGTTTTTGAAGTCGTTCATCAAAATAAAACCAGTAAAACTTTTGGTGATTATACAGGGTTAGCTCAACTCGGTTTTAGAAGGCAGCCAACAATACAAGAATGGCACCACGACAGAGTAACGGGCGCTTTAAAATATATTAAGCAAGAGTCAAACTCTGACATCATGGTAAGTGTTAATATCCCCGTGGAAAACTTGCTTTGTTTTTTCTCTGAGCAAGAGGGTGACAACATCGGCTTTCCACTTCTTAGAAATGTTTACGGACCGTATAAAAGAAAGCTTCTTACAATGGAGCTTCAATTTATCGGTATCGAGCGTTTTGCAATCCCGACGCCTATTTTAGAAATACCTAAAACAGTAAGCCAAGAATCGGATGAATATAAACAAGCTGTTGAAGTGCTTCAAAGCTTTTTGGCTGCTGAAGACTCTTATATTACTTACCCTGAAGGCTGGGTGTTAGATCTTCACGACAATTCTTTTGACCCAGAGAAATTGAAAAATGTTATTAAAGCTGAAGACGAAAACATGGCTGGTGCAATACTAGCATCTTTCCTAGAGCTTGGAACGGGTGGCAATACTGGTGCTTACTCTTTATCAAATGATTTGTCAGACTTCTTTTATGCCGGTCTTTCTTATTATGCGAATATAATTAGAGACACCATAAACAATGACCTAATTAAAAGCCTAGTATCTTTAAATTATGGTTCTGATGAAGTTGCTATTCCACAACTTAAATACTCTGGAATAGCTGACAAAGCAGGTAAAGAGTTTATGGAAGTTATAACAGGGTTTATCAGCTCTGGAACAATTACAAATGATGAACCGTTAGAAGATCATATTAGAAAAGCTTATAACCTTCCAAAAAAGGTTGAAGGCACTATGTTAGAAAACGAAGGGCTTCTTAATGATGGAAATGGAAATAACAGCAACAATAATTCTTCTAGTGGCGATGATGATGGACAACAACAACCAGACCCCACTCAATTAAAAGACTCTATAAAGTTAGCTGAAAAACTCCCTAATAAACTAATGGCTCGATATGATGATATTATTTTAGAAGTTTTAAAAAGGCATCTAACTACAATATCAGATAAATATATTGCAGACGTAATGAAAAATTACAAAACACTTCCAGAAAGCAGAAAGTTAAACGCTACTAAAGACGTTAAAGTCGGTGGTGTTGCACAATTTAGAAAAGAGTTGAAGGGTGTTTTCACATCTTTGTCTAGAGAGGCTCTTGACCAAGTTGAAGCTGAAGTGGGTTTAAAAAATGTTAAATTTAAAGAAGACGATGCTGCTATTTTAAAAGAATTTAAAGTAGATAGTTTTAAATTTAATGAGTTTTCAAAACTTCCTAAAAGAATTCAATTGATTATTGCTTCCCAGGCTGGTTTAATTGCTGAAAAGGAAGCTACTGAGTTAACAAGAACAGTGGCCTTTCAATATTCATCAAGTCAGCCAAGCACTAAAGATATTGATGTGTTGCGAGAAGATTTAAGAATAGCGGCGGCTAAGAAAACAGATTCGGGATTGAAAAAAACAGTGGCTGCAAACGCATCGGCTACCGTAGCAGGTTACACACGGAACGAATACTTGTTGGCTGATGATGTTCAAGAAATGATTGCTAGTTACACTTTTGTAAACTCAGACCCACAGTCTGAGATTTGCAAGGCTCTTGCTGGCACTACATACGATGTTACTTCAACTGATATTGTTAGATACCAACCACCAACTCATCATAATTGTAAATCATATATGCGCGCTAATTTAAAAACTTCTAAAAACTTGCCTGAAGTAACAGGGCTACCAACACTAACTGATAAAGCTAGAAAATCTATAACCCTAAAGGATATTAAAAAATGAGTTTAATTAAAGATTTACTTTTAGAAAAAAAATTAATTACTGTAAGTGAAGAAATTGACGCATTTATGGACGCTAATGAAATCGGCCTGGGAACGCTCTTGCAGCGCATCGAGTTTGATAAATCTGTGTTTGATAACATTGACCAAGTAACAGATTTTTTGAAAGCTCATTACCTTGATCACATGCTCACAGATGAGGAATCGGGTATTTTTACAGCCATGCTTTATGATGAGTTTGGTTTTATTACTGAGAGCCTGAAAAAAGTTGAAATTAGAGAAGGTATTGTCATTGTTGTTGGCCAGCTTAGGGATGCAACAGTTGAAGAACATATGGGCTTTAAGTTGTCATCTGAGAATATTAAATTTTCTGGCAACCTGCCTTCAATCATTGAGCTGGCAACAGTAATCAAAGGCTTCCATGCTAGTTATGGAAAAGTTGAATTGACAAAAGATAATTTAAAAAGTTTTAAAGAAAATTTTGAGAAAAATTCGTATGGCGTAGACGTTTCCATAGATTTTGATCATGAAACTAGAGAAGCGGCTGGTTGGGTGAAAGAAGTTTATTTAAGTGATGACGGTCTAAAGCTATATGGAGTTGTAAAGTGGACACCTAAAGGGGCGTTAAGTTTAAACGACCGAGAATTTAGGTACTTTAGCCCCGAATTTACTCTTAACTTTGTCCATCCCCATAGCGGAAAAGCTCACGGTCCCACTCTAATGGGTGGCGCACTCGTCAACAGACCGTTTCTAAAAATGGACGCAATTGTAGAATTAAAAGATAAACAAAAAATAAAAGGAGAATCACAAATGGAAACAATTTCTTTAAGTGATCATAACTCAAAAGTTTTAGGTCTTGAAAAAAACATTTCAGATCTTAAATTGAGTGAAAGCACTTTGAAAGCAGAAAAAGAAAAAGTTGAATTGGATCAAGTAAAATTATCTGAAGAACTAATTTCTTTAAAAGCTCAAATGGTAAAAAAAGAGTCTGATGAAAAGCATCAAAAACTTTTCACTGAAGGCAAAATTAACAAAGCGCAACTTACAGCTCTAGAAGAAGGAAAAGATCTTTTTGACGTTCTTTCTCTTAGCGAGAAAATGAACACCGAGCCTAAAGGTACAAACACACCTTCTAAGCAAGTTAAACTTTCTGATGCTGAAGTAAAAATGTGTGAAAAACTAGGCTTAACTACTGAAGAGTATATTCAGGCTAACAAAGGAGAAATCTAATGGCTTTATCAGCAGCAAAACAAGTTCTTGAAAAGGACGGTGTTGTTCGCACTCTTCCAATGGGTGTTGATGTAATTTATAAGGGTGCTTTATGCACAATCAACGCAGCAGGTTTCGTAATGCCAGCTGGTCTTGCAGTATCAGAAGTTTTCGCAGGTATTGCTGAAGAAACTGTTGATAACTCTGCGGGTTCTGCAGGTGATAAATCTGTTAAACTTAAATGTGAAGGTCGCTACCTTTTAACTGGTACAAGTCTTGCTCAAGGTGATGTGAATAACATCGTTTACGCAGCTGATGATGCTACCATTACTAAAACA